TCCTTTACAAATTGAAAAAAGTATGGTAGAATAGATCTATAATAAAAAATTAACTATTTACTTAAGGGAGTTTATATGATAGTTCAAGTTACTTATAATAATGATTTCGGTGGTACACCTCATGCAGCAGCTGAGGTTAATGCTCCAACTAATAACATTAATGAAGCATTAGAGTATGCTTTTAGATGGACTCAAAACATTACAGGTTCATGGTCAAAAAAGATTGGCGATGATGCTAACGATAATGTTAAAGTTCTTTATCATAACTTTGATGGCTCTGGTCTTCGTAGCTCAATGGTTGGCGATGAATTCTTAGCTGATGGCAAAATATTTAAGTGTATGCCAATGGGTTTTAAGGAGATTGGCTAATGGGTATTTTTATCGGTAAACATAATAGATCGACTTCTTGGGTTGGTAGGTTTGATCCTACCAATCCCGAAGATATGAAAGAATATGAAACAGTTAAAGCTGTAGTAAGAGTCATAAATGCAAACTCTAGTAAAAAGTTTAGAGTTGAAAAGAAAGGTCGTAAACCAAAACATGGTTTTGTTTATGGCGGTAATCCAAAAGGTGGCATGAAAAATGCTACTTTATGGGATGTTTATATATGGAAAAGAAATTACATAAGAATACCAAATGGTTTATCTTGGGCTGAATCAAGATATCCTGATCCTACATGGAGCGAATACTCATGATTATTGTAGATTATAGTGGTATAGCATTAGCAAGTATCATAATTAATAAAACATTTGACGAACAAATGATTCGTCATATGATACTCAACTCCCTTAGAATGTATCGCACAAGATACAAAGATGAATATGGCGAAATGATACTTGCTGTTGATGCTTCAAACAATTGGCGTAGAAAAGCTTTTCCACAATATAAAGCCAATCGTAAAAAAGATAGAGGTAAATCTACATTTGATTGGAATGAAGCATTTCGTATCTTAAATAAAATACGTGAAGAAATTTCTGAAAACTTTCCTTATACTGTAATTAGAGTTGATGGATGTGAAGCTGATGATATTATAGGTACACTAGTATCTATGAATCCTGATCATAATAATGATTTCAATCCACAAAAAACTATGATTGTTTCATCAGATAGAGATTTCTTACAACTTCAAAGATTTAAGAATACTAAACAATATTCACCTATTCTTAAAAAAGAAATTTCAACAGATAATCCAAGATATTATTTACAAACACATATTGTACGTGGTGATAAAGGTGATGGTGTTCCAAATATATTATCTGATGACAATGTTTTTGTTGAGGGCTTCAGACAAAAACCTATGTCTAAAAAGAAAGTTGATGAAATTATACAAGACTTAGAAGATGGTGAATTACTATATGCCGCATCTTGGTACCGTAATTATTGTAGAAATAAAAAATTAATTGATCTTAGTGAAACTCCACCCGAGCTCAGAAGAGAAATTATAAATAACTTTATGGCTGACAAGCCAGATACACGATGGATGAGACGAGGTAAGGTATATCCATACCTTGTAGCAAACAGGTGTAATCAATTGATTGAAAGTGTACAGGAGTTTATTTAATGAATAAGTATGTATTCGAAATACTTGAAGAAGTAGGCAAACAACGAAATCGTAATGATAAAGTTAAAATACTAAAACAACATGAGTCATGGGCTTTGAAAGATGTTATTAGAGGTTCAATGGATTCAACAGTTGTTTGGAATTTACCTGAAGGACAACCACCATACACACCATCACCAGCACATCATCACCCTGCTAATTTAATTAGAGAAAATACAAAGTTTAAGTATTTTGTTAAAGGTGGTCAAGGTGACAAAATGTTGAAAGTAAAAAGAGAACAAATGTTTATCGGTTTACTTGAAGGTATACATCCCGAAGATGCTAAAGTTGTACTGTCTATGATTAATAAGAAAAATTTAAAAGGTATAACAAGACCTGTAGTAGAGGAGGCTTTTCCGAATTTACTGCAAGATTAGAAAGGCAAAGTATGTTACAACAACTTGAGCGTTTACAAAAAGATTCCAGTGAATTAGAAATTTATGCATTAAAACTTAAAAAAAGAGGAAAGTTAGACAAGATGAACAAGATATTAAAGAAAAAAGATTACATTGAAAATAAAATCAAGTTGATGAACACGGAGGTAAGATTTTCTACTTAGAGAAAAGTTTTTTTATTTACATTTATTGATTTTTATGATACTATATTATTTTAAGGTGAATATATGAATATTTTTATACTTGACAAAGATCCTATGAAAGCGGCCATGATGCTTTGTGACAGGCACGTTCCAAAGATGATTGTGGAATCTGCACAAATGCTAAGTACTGTGCATCGTTTACTTGATGGTAATCCAGAAAAGCGTAGGTCAAAATCCGGAAAAACTATACAAACATACTATTCATTTGGCGATGAACGTGATGAATTGTATTACCTTGCAGTTCATAAGTATCATCCATGCACTACATGGACTAAAGAAAGTTTACAAAATTATAATTGGCATTATTATCATTTTTATGCTATGGCTAAAGAATTTGAATATCGTAGAGGTAAAAAACATTCTACATTCGAAAAACTCGGTGACTTACTTTCTAAACCACCGATAAATATACCAGATATTGGATTAACGGAATTTGCTCAGGCAATGTCTCATTATCCAGATTGTATTGTGCCGGGTGATGCAGTACAAGCATATCGTAATTATTACCATCAAGCAAAATCATTTGCTAAATGGGAATGGGGCAGGGAAGCTCCATCATGGTGGAAAGGATATCAAGGTGCCTAAATATACTTTACGTAAATGGATAGACTCAAAGAATGAATACGTCGAATGGGATGTTGATTGCAAAGCTGATGAAGTGCAAGCTATATGTGAACAATATAATGCCGAAAAAGTTCTCAAGTTTCCAGGGATTATTTCACAACAAGGTAGTTTACTATCAAAAACCGATAATGGATGGAAAGATAATTTAAAAAGAATTAAAGCAAATTCTGGTAGAGGTAATACAATTAAGGTATGACAAAAGAATTCTTTCAGCAATGTACTAATTGTTTAACCGAAAAACAATTTAAAGCATTAGTAAACGTAGTTAATTTCTTTTATGATAAAGAAGAAAAAGATTATAATGAAAAGAAAGCTACATACGGTGATATGGTTAATCAACCAAGAGATCATATATTCTTAGAATTTAAAAGGTTAAAAAATTATATAAAAAATTATGAGTAAAACTAGCACTAAGCTTGAAGATTTAATTGAAATAAACCCAGTAACAAAAAACCAAGTAAAAGCATTTGATTCGTGGAATGAAGGTGAAAACTTAGTACTTGCTGGTTCTGCAGGTACAGGTAAAACTTTTATTGCAATGTATCTTGCTTTACAGTCTTCTCTAGAACAATCAACACCATATCATAAAGTTATTGTGGTTCGTTCCATTGTAGCAACTAGAGATATGGGTTACTTACCTGGGACTAAAGAAGAAAAGGTTGAGCCGTTTGAAGCTCCATATAAAAGTATTTGTTTAGAATTATTTGATTATGATAACGCGGCGTATAACAAACTTATAAATAGTCATCAGATGGAGTTTATTACTACATCTTTTGTTCGTGGTACACAACTAAATAATGCTATTGTGATTGTTGATGAAATGCAAAACCTCAACTTCCACGAACTTGATTCTGTAATTACACGTATTGGCCAAAATTGCAGAGTTATTTTTTCAGGTGATTATCATCAATCTGACTTTAAAGACGCGTTAGAACGTGATGGTATTCAAAGGTTCCTAAGAATAGTCGAACGGCTAAAGAACTTCAGTGTTATAACATTCGGTTGGGACGATATTGTGAGGTCTGGGTTTCTCAGAGATTATATAATGACAAAAGAAATGTTAGGAATAAAATGAAATTTTTTTTAATAGTATCGTTTTTGATGACTGGTTATGCAGCGGAAAGACCTATGTACTTGTTTAAGAATCCTAGCTTTGAGACATATCAAGAGTGTGTTGACTATGTTAGTGTAATGCATAAGAAAATATATCAAAAGGCAGTACAATCATACAATTACAAGTTTCCGCCTGAAGCTATTTACTGTATTACAAAAGATGCAGTAAAAGAAATATTTGATTATAATAATGATAAACATAAAAAACAAATTTAATCATGAAAAAATTGACATCGGCTATAAAGATTTGGATGCTGAAACTACCGACAGTGGGAGAACTTACAGTACTCCTGATGGTAAGTCTTATCCTAGTGTTACAACTGTTTTAAGTATACTAAACGAACATATAATTCAAGCATGGCGTGATAGAGTTGGTGAAGAAGAAGCCAATCGTATTAGTGGTAAGGCTTCAAATCGTGGTACGCGAGTTCATAGTATTGTTGAAAAATATCTTAATAACGAAGATACCACAAAGGCATTGCCACATATAAGACAAAGTTTAGAAAATTTAAAACCTGTACTAGATGATAATATTGGCACAATATTTGGTTTAGAAGTACCTCTTTATAGTAATCATTTAGGTGTTGCTGGTAGATGTGATTGTATTGCACAATATAATGGTGTACCTTCAATTATTGATTTTAAAACTTCAAGATATAAAAAGAAAAAAGAAAAAATAAGTAATTACTTTGCACAAGGTGCGGCTTATTCTATAATGTGGGAAGAACGCACTGGTATGGTTGTGCCTAATATAGTAATTATCATGGATGTAGACCATGAAAAACCTTCAGTGTTTGTTGAACATCGTGACAACTGGACTGATTTATTACATAACACAATCGATGAAT